TGATAGATTTGGTTTGTTTTATAAAGTACAATTTTCCCTCCTGACCTGTGAAGGCATAAGAGGGTTTTTCTTTATAGTTCTTTAAACATTGGAAAGTTTTATATATCCAAGTCCTGTATGGCATCCACCACAGTTTCATCCAATAGTTTGGCATATACCTGTTCTGTGATTTTAGTGGAAGAGTGTCCACATATCTTTGATACTATCTGCATGGGTATTCCCTCATTTAATAATAAGGTGGCTCCTGTATGCCTGGCCCAATGGGTAGATAAAGGTTTGTCTATGCCTGAGGACTGTGCTACCACTTTTAGATATACATTATATTTCGCATTACTTATAATAGGCAGTTCTCCATTATATTTGTGCAGGATGTCAAGAGCTTGGGAGAGTAGGGGAATAGTAAAAGGCTTGTTGGTTTTCACCCTGCTGCTTACATACACACTCATTCCCTTGACTTTTTGTATCCTCTTACTGTCAAATTCTCTAAGGTCTGAGTATGACATGCAGGTATAAGTCTGGAATACAAAAACATCCCTAACCTTCTCAAGGCTCCCTGTAGGCATTTTGGCAGTCTTGAGTTTATGGAATTCTTCAGGGGTCAGACATTTTTCAAGACTCTTAATATCTCTTCCCTTATCTATACATATATTCTTGTAAGGGTTTTTGTTCATGTATCCCTCATTAATAGCATCTAATATTACAGAGTTAAGATGCCTGTGATAGTTATGCCACTTTGTATAAAGACATATTCCTTTGTTTGCCAGATAATTATCAAAGACAATAAGATTCAATTCATTTACATCTTTGAAGCTTCTGATGCCTCCCCATTCCTTCAGCACCTTTAGGAACAGATTGTATCTGTCTATACTTCTTGAAGCTTTTCCATACTTCCTTATATCAAACCTCTGGTGACAATAATCCAGAAAGTTGATATTCTTCCTTTTTTGGCTAAGTCTTCTAGGTATGGAGAATATGTCTATATTTCCCTCATCCATCATATCCAGGATAATCTGTCTTACATCAGTAAGCATTTTATCCAAGGTACTGCTTATTTGTATGATGTCAGGACAATTAACTATCTTTCCTTTTTTCCATTGGTTTATGTAGAGCATGATACCTGTGGCTATGTATTTTTGCTTATAGTCATAGGTGATCCTCATCTCTACTGCTGACTTGACAGTTAGGGAGGCATTCTTTCTTCTGTTGAAGATAAAGGTGACTTGGGGTTGTTTGTTAATCATATTTAAAAAAGTAAAATGAAGAGTTAACTTCTCTTTTGAAGAAGCTTAGTGTAATAAATAAGAAAGAGGGGTGTAATAAATATGTAATAAATCAAGGTATAAAAAATGGATGATAGTACCGTATTTACTACCATCCTTTGGGCATCTTGTACACCCGCAGGGGTTCGAACCCTGGACACCCTGATTAAGAGTCAGGTGCTCTACCAACTGAGCTACGGGTGCATGTCTGTATGCAGTGTAATTAATTTTCGGAAGGACTGTCATAAATATGTAATGAATTAACGGAATTAATGGGGTTTTAGGAGGATTCTGGTACAAAGATACAGATTATTTTTGAGATGGGCTTGAGGAGGGAACCTTAAATAACTTTAAATTTTCCATATACTTACTGGAAAAATTAGGTTATTTAATGGAGATTGTTTATCTTTGTAGCGTGATTACTTGACTGTAAATAACTGAAAACAAGCATTTAACAAAATGTAGTTAAAGTTTTACTTTAAGGTGATTTATATTTACTAATAAACAATCCATAAGAATACCCATTATGAATAAGAAGCAGGAACAGCAATGGCAGGCAGAAGATGATGCCCGTGTGATGGCTCACTATCAGGAGATAATGAGTGATAAGCAACGTATGAACAGGGCTATCAAGGTAGCCCAGAAGCAGGCACAGGATTTGACTAAGCGTGCTAACATGATGCAGAATGTAGCAAGAACCAAGGCTACAGGTGGAAGTATTACCAGGAAGAAGAAATAATTCTTTTGCTGAAGTATAGCATGGATAATCATAAAACTCATAATGACTATGATTCAGAGCCAGTAAGATACTGTGCGAAATGCTACTCTTTAAAAATAAAATATGAGGAGAGTATAGACTCTGAATGCTGTGCAGACTGTGGCAGTTCTGATGTACTGGAGGCTCCTATAGAAGAATGGGAGAAGAAGTATGAAAGGAGATATGGTCATAAGTTTACAGAAAAAAATAATGACCCTAAAAAGTCTTTTATCTTTAAACTGCCTCTTAATAAATTGAAAACAAAAGTTTATGAGAGTGAATCGTGTAGAGAGATTATCAAGGCCCTATACCCAAGGTTTCCTGGAGGACTAAGCAGGGCAGACGCTGTTATTTTATTCTTTGATACTCTCATCAAACAGAATAGGCTAGATGAATTGAAGTTACTGTTATTTAATAAATATAAGAAATAAAACTATGGAAGAGAAGAAGATTGTAGGAAAGGAAGTGAAACTCCAGCCTTTGAAGAAAGAAGGTTCAGAAGGAGAGAATACTCAGAAACTGAGTTATGAGGAATTGAACACTGCTTGTGCAGAAATGTCTCAGCAGGTTCAACAGCAAGGTGTATATATTCAGAAGCTTCATAAGCAGCTTCAGGAGATGAGTATGATGCTTCAGACTAAGAGGATGGACTATCTGTTCAAGATTGTAGAAATGTCCAACAGTTGTAATGAGTACTCCAAGTACTGCTTTGATTCTGAGTTGGTGCTTGACTGTGTGAAGGAGATTCAGGAATCCCTGTTTCCTCCTGCCGAAGAAAAGAAAGAAGACTCTAAGAAGGAGGAATAGTCATGGACAGTAATTCAGGTTTGAACCAAGGGCAGTCTGTGCATGAGGGAAGTGTGAAGCCTAAGAAGGTTAACAAGCCCAATAATGCATTTACTGTGCCTACTGAATCCACCATTGATTTCTTCAAATGGTGGTGTATATTCCTGAAGCCCTTTATCCGTCTTACTGAGAAAGAGATAGAACTTATCTCCTGTTTCCTGAAGCATAGATATGAATTGTCAAAAAGCATTTCAGACGAAGCTGTGTTGGATACAATGGTGATGAGTGATGATGTCAAGAAGAAAGTCATTGAAGAGTGTAAGGTGACAGTTCCACATTTCTATGTACTGATGAGTGCTCTCAGGAAGAAGAAGGTGATAAAAGGCAATGTGATTAATCCTATGCTGATTCCTAATACCAGGGAGACAGACAATGGTGTTTTCCAGTTGATGATTCTCTTCAAGAACAAACTTTGAGGAATGCAGTATAAGGATATTATCTCTAAGGTATCAGTGGATATAGGTCTTTCCGAGACTATGGTGGATAAGATTTACAAAGCCTACTGGAGAGCAGTTAAGGAACATATTGAGTCCTTGCCTTTAAAGAGAGAACTTACAGATGAAGAATTTCTTTCCCTCCAGCCTAATGTGAACATTCCATCTATCGGAAAGCTCTATATAACCCTGAAAAGATACAGGAACAAGAAGAAACAGTATGAATATATTTTAAAATATAAAAACCAGGATAATGTTAAAGATAAAGAAGATTAAGCCGTTGTTTACCAGTATTGTGACAACAGGAGAGAAGTATAGTGAAGATATGTATGATGAGCATGGTCTTATTGAATGTAAGAAGGGAGACCTTAAGACTTATCAGAAGGTAGTGGCTATGGGTGATATGGTCAGAGGCATCAATGTTGGAGACCAGGTAATGATTAATGTGATGAACTATGCAGTCAGGAAGTATGACCCTAATTCCATTAAGAATGACATGGACATGAACAAAGTCATTGACTTTAAGTTTAATTGGATTCAGGTGGATGATGAGGAAGGTAATCCTCAGGATTGCTTGCTGTTGAATGATAGGGATATTCTCTTTGCTTTTGAAGGAGAAGAAGTACAAGGAGCAAAGATTCCTATTATTGTTCCTGAGAAGCCAAAGATTATTATGAGCTGAGTAGAAGATTGTTTTTAGGAGAAGGGGCCTGGGCTGTTTGGCCTGGGCCTTTTTTAGATTTGAGAATTTTGTAAGCACAAATTGAGAATTTTGTATGAAGCT